TACCTAACGCTTCTGCACTTTCTGATAGACTAGGAGTTTAATATGGCGGACTATCGTGACAAGATATTTAAAGACGCAGAAGCCTTGGAAAAGAAACGAGTTTCCGAAAAAGCAGAGCTTGGCGGCAAAGTAAGTTCGACAGATGAAACAGCAGATGCAAAAGCAGATGCACAAAACAAAGCAAGTGATGCAGGGCTAATTGCTAAAGCACAAAACAATAGTAAAAAACCAAAAAAAGTCCTTACACAAAAAGATCTAGCACCAAACGAACTTCATGAGTTTAACTCAATGAATTATATGTTTGGACTATATTGTTTAACCACAGATGAAATATTAGATCCAGATAACACATATATGAAAGCTGGCAAAGAGCCTGAAGTTGTTGTTATTAAAAGTGGCGGTGGAACACGAAACGTTGGCAATCGAAAAGCAATGACGTCTTTAGAAAAAGCTGGAGGTAGAGTTGAATACTTTATTGACAACTTTACTATGAAATCTCTAATAGGATTTAATGCTCAGACTCGTGCAACACAAATGCACAAAGGACAATTTGAAGTTACTGAACCTTATAGCATGGGACAATTCTTTGAAACACTTCAAGTTGCGGCACAAATGGCCGGACATATGTCTTATACCTTTGCAACATTTTTAATGACAATTGATTTTGTAGGATATACTGCTGACAATCAAATGAAGCGTGTTGCAAAACGTCAAATACCAATAAAGATAACACAATCTACTATGAACGTTACAGCGTCTGGTACAGTATACGAAGTTACTTGGCTTTCTTCTAATGGAAGTGCTAACACTGATTCAGTACAAAAAATTCCAACAGACATGCAACTTATTGGCGGCAATGTACAAGAAATGTTACAAAGCGGCGCACAAAGTTTAACATCGATTATGAATGGTCATTTGCTAAAACGAGAAGAAGGCAATGAAAGCACTTTTGCTGATCAGTATATTATATTATTTCCACCAGCTAATGCATTAGAAAGTGCAAAGTTAGCAAGATCTAAAGAAACAAATTCAGCAACAGACGATATGACAGCTCAACAAAGAGTTGAATCTGCAACAGGAAAAAGTCAAAGTTCACAACAAATTGATTATGATGACTTCCTAAAAAGAATTACAGGTGTAACAGTAAAAAGATCTGATCTTGGAGAAGCTATTGTATCTCAAAGTTTAGCAGAAGGAAATATTAACCCTATTGGTAAATCAATACTAGTTAAAGATAAATTACAATCCGGATCAACAGCAAGTGCCGGATTAAATCAAGTTTATTTTCCAGAAAAAAAGGTATGGGAGCAGAGTGCAAACTTTATACCCGAAGACAAACGTGCTTTTAAATTTGAAAAAGGTACTAAAATTAATAATATTATTGAAGAAGTAGTATTATCAAGTGAGTACGGCAAAGGGTTATTAGATACAAAATTAAAAGACGGATATCGTCCTTGGTTTAGTATACTACCAATGGTATTTCAAGTTCCTATAAAAGATATAGAACAAAAGAAAGGCCGCCCGCCATTTATATACGTTTTTAAAGTAATACCGTATGAGGTACATGCTAGTACTTGGATGTCTCCAGGAGACATTGCACCTGAGGTTGCCATAAATGATATTCGAAAAGAATACCATTATTTGTATACAGGTAAAAACAAAGATGTATTAGAGTTTGATCTTACATTCAATACACGTTTCTTAACACCTATTCCACGAGATGGCGGAGCAGATACTAGCACCGCACAAAACGATGGAGACGCGGCAACAGCTAATCAAAAAGATAAAACTAAGCCTATAACAGAAGGAGAAGGTAAAAAAGAAAAACCACTTGTTCCTTTAAAGTCAATTGTTGATTCTGATATTGAAATTATTACTTCAGGAATGAGAGCAGTTCCTACAGACACTAAAGAAGTAATTGCACGAACATTCCATAAAGCACTAGTTTACAGTTCGGTAGATTTAGCTAAAGTAGAATTAACTATTATGGGAGACCCATATTTTTTAAGTGATAGTGGAACAGGTAATTATATGTCGGCGGCAGGGTCAACTTGGTATGCAGACGAAAACGGTCATATTGACCATGTACGATCTCAACAGTTTATACAACTATTTTTTAAAACTCCATATGATTATTCTGCTAACAGCTCAACTATTGAATTTCCAACAGTTTCAAATGAAAAAAATGGAATTGTAATTAGACAGTTTAGTGGGGTGTATAAAGTTACTCAATGCGACCACAGTTTTCAAAGTGGACAGTTTAAACAAACACTGACATTGTTAAGATTAAATGCTCAAGCTGAATTAGATTTTAAAAACAAATCCGCGGAAAACGAAGCAAGAGCGGTAGAAGCCAGCAATACCAATTCAAAGAATGATCAACCTGGAAATAGTAGGACAGCATGATAAACAAAAATCCAAATTTAGATCAAGTTTCAAAAGACAACGCTCCGGTAATGTTTCCAGGGCCTTATCTAGCTAAGGTTGTTAGCTTTGTTGATGCTCACTATATGGGTGGGTTGCAAGTACAATTACTTAAAACAACTACAACAGGTAACCCTAACTTTTCAGAAGGATCAATGTACCAAGCAAGATACTTGTCACCCTTTTCAGGACAAACTCCAAGAAACGGAGTAACCAAAAATGACAGTTATAAAGATACACAACAGTCATATGGTTTTTGGATGATTCCGCCTGATATTGGAACACAAGTTCTTGTAATATTTGCAGAAGGAAATCCTAACCAATGCTTTTGGCTAGGGTGTGTGCATGACAGCTATATGAACTTTGCTGTTCCAGGAAATGCCGCAACATCATTTACTACTAAAACTGAACCTGAAAAAATGCAGGGAGCAAAGTTACCTGTATCTGAATATAACAAAGAAAATGAACCAGGAGTAGGCCAAGACCCAACTAGATTTTTAAAACCGTTCCAAGAAGAAATGACCAACGGGTTAATTGACCAAGGATTAATCTTTGACGAATTCCGCGGGATCACATCTTCAAGTGCAAGGAGAGAAATACCAAGTGCAGTATTTGGATTTAACACACCCGGACCAATAGATAAAAGACCAGGTGCACCAAAATCAAGAGTTGGCACAAACGAATCGTTTGTTGAAGTTCATAAATCACGACTAGGTGGAACGTCATTAGTAGCAGACGACGGTGACGATAAATTTTTAAGAAGAACAGAAGCAAAAGATGGTCCACCAGATTATGCAGACGTAATGCAACACGAGTTAGATGGCAAACCAACAATTCCACATAACGAATTATTTCGTGTGCGTACAAGAACAGGACATCAAATACTTTTACATAATTCAGAAGATTTAATTTACATAGCTAATGCTAGAGGAACTGCTTGGGTAGAATTAACTAGTGATGGCAAAATTGACATTTATGCTGAAGATAGTATTAGTATGCATAGTAAAAATGATTTCAACTTTACAGCAAATCGTAACATTACTATTGAAGCAGGTGCAAATCTATACTTAAAAGCAAGTGGAGATCATGATCAAACTTCTAAATCAGCAGTTGGCAAAATACAAATAGAATCTTCTGCAGATACTAATATTTTAATCGGAGCCAATGGTAAAATTACAACATCAACTAACTTTGATCTAAACACAGGTAGTGCAAACAAATTTACAGCAGGTACAACTACTGATATACTCAGTGGAGGAAATCATACAGAAACAGCGGCAACGATCCATATGAATGGTCCAGCCGCTGGAGAAGCCGCTAAAGTTAGTGCGTTGAATACCCACATAGTTCCGGGCGAAACGTTTGGAGTATTAACTCAAAGAGTTCCGCAACACGAACCATGGCCGTGGCACGAAAACTTAAATCCGGTAGCACACCGACCGTTTGCTACAGATAGAGACAATAATTTTACAACTAAAAATGATGAACCAACCCCAAGATTACCAGATGCCTTTACAAAAGCAAGTAAAGCTGGCGATTAAAACTTAAGGTAAATAGTGTTATGGCAAGTGAATTATATAAAAATGTAACAGTTAATACAGTAAAAAGTCCTGCAAATCCTACAACCACTAATCGTGCTTATAGAGGCCTTAGTACTGTTAATCCAGAGAACAACAGTAAAACGTTGTATGACATTGGACTGATTAAACAAGATTTACTTAATCACTTCCATATACGCCAAGGCGAAAAATTAGAAAATCCCGAGTTTGGAACAATCATTTGGGACGCATTGTTTGAACCGCTAACACCATCAATGGAAGAAGCAATAGCTGAAAACGTTAAAAGGATAGTAAATTCGGACCCAAGAGTCATTGTAAATCAAATTGTCATTGACACATACGAAAGTGGTATTATTATAGACTGCGAATTGACATATTTGCCTTATAATATCAGTGAAAAAATGCGTTTGACATTTGACGAAAACGCGGGAGTGAATTAAGTACATACTTAACACAATACAATAAATACTACTATACTAAGGAAAGCAAATAAATGGCGGCAACAGATAGACAAAATAGGTTATTAATAGCAGAAGATTGGGCCAAGGTGTATCAGTCTTTCCGTAATGCTGAGTTCAAATCATATGATTTTGACAACTTACGCAGAACAATGATTAACTACCTTAGAGAAAATTATCCTGAGGACTTTAATGATTACATTGAATCAAGCGAATACCTAGCACTAATTGACCTAATTGCTTTCTTAGGACAAAACCTTGCTTTTAGAGTAGACTTAAATTCAAGAGAAAACTTTTTAGAACTTGCATCACGTAGAGAAAGTATTCTACGTTTAGCACGTTTACTTTCTTACAATCCTAAACGTAACAAAGCGGCCAACGGATTGCTTAAATTAGAAACTGTATCAACATCAGAAGACATTGTTGATAGTAACGGATCAAATTTAGCTAACCAATCAATTATTTGGAACGACCCTAGTAACTCTAATTGGAGAGAACAGTTTGAAAGAGTGTTAAACGCCGCTCTACCAATAAATTCGCAGATTGGCAAACCAATTAAAAAAGATAGTGTTGAAGGCGTTCCAACAGATCAATACAGATTTAATGCATCAAACACTGATGTACCGGTTTATACTTTTAGTAAAAATGTTGATGGTAGAAGTCTACAGTTTCAACTTGTTAGTACAGATGTTAATAACGGAGTTATTTCTGAAGAAGCACCGTTTCCAGGAAACAGTTTAGGATTTCTTTATAGAGATGACGGCAGAGGTCCAGGATCAACTAACTCAGGATTTTTTGCACACTTCCGTCAAGGTACACTTGATAGCGGAACGTTTAATATTGATACTCCAAGTACTAACCAAACAGTAAGTATTGAAGCAACAAATGTTAACAATGACGATGTTTGGTTGTACAAGTTAAACTCAATTGGAGCAGAGGACGTATTGTGGACAAAAGTTGATGCTGTTGAAGGTAACAATATTGTTTATAATAGTACAAGAAAAGATCAAAGAAACATTTATGCTGTGTTAACAAAAACACAAGACTCAATTGACATGATCTTTAGTGACGGAACATTTGGTAACCTTCCTAAAGGCTCGTTTAAAGCCTTTTACAGAACTAGTGCAAATGACAGTTTTAATATTGTTCCAAAAGACTTAACAAATATTTCTGTAACAGTTCCTTATATTGCAAAATCAGGAAATGATGCAACATTGAATTTAGTATTTTCTTTAAAATACACAGTTGACAACTCAAGCATAAGTGAGTCAAATGCAAGTATTAGAGCAAATGCTCCTTCTACATATTATACACAGAATCGTATGGTAACAGGAGAAGACTATCAAGTAGCACCATTAGGAATTAGCCAAGAAATTATTAAAGTGAAAACTGTTAATAGATCTGCAAGTGGTATTAGTAGATATTACGATCTTTTAGATTCTACAGGAAAATATTCAAATACTAGTTTGTTTGGAACAGATGGATTATTATATAAAGAATTAATTAACAGTAAAGAAGTGTTTACGTTTAGTACTAGAACTGACGTTGAAGGAACTATTGAAAATGTAGTTACTCCAATACTATCAAAAAATTCAGTTATTAATTATTATCTAGATAATTTTCCAAAGGTTTTAGTTGCTGATTTACAAGCAAGTTGGTCGCAAGTTTCAAATGCAACAAATTACAGTACAGGCCAGTTTTTAGATTCAGTTGGCTCTACATATCAAGTTGGATCATTTACAGGTAGTGGATTACGTTTTATTGAATCAGGAAGTTTAGTTAAATTTGTTGCACCAACAGGACAGTATTTTGCTAAAGATGGAACATTAGGAACCGGCAATGTTTTACCGGCAGGGACAAAGCGTTACATATGGACTAAGGTAGTGAGTGTGTTTGGTGATGGAAGATCTAATCAAACTGACGGTAGCGGCCCTATTGTGTTTAATGATGTTATTCCAACAGGAGCAATACTTAACGAAATTAGACCAAAGTTTAGTAAAGCACTTGTTGCTGATGTAAAAACTCAATTAATTGACCAAGTATTTGCATACAAAACATTTGGTTTAAGATACGATACTAATCTAAGACAATGGCGTTTAATTACAGAAAATAACTTAGACATTACAAGTAACTTTAGTACAGGTAAAACTGGTGATATTACTAACCAACAGTTAGATGCAAGTTGGTTACTATTATTTGAAACAGACGGATCGCAGTATACTATTAGTTATAGAGGGCTAAGATATATTTTTGAAAGCAACGAAGAAATTAAATTCTTCTATGACAGCGAACAAAAAATTTACGATAACAAGACAGGACAAATTGTTAAAGATAAAATTTCAGTGTTATCAATTAATACCACACCAGATGGCGTAACACCATTTACTATTGATTATCCTTGGCAAATTACAAAAGAATACAGAGACCCTGAAGGATATATTGACAGTAAAAAAGTTGAAGTAGGATTTTACGACACAGATGATGATTCAGTAGTTGATGATCCTGATACATTTAATGAATTAATTGCACCAACTGTTAATGTTAATTCAAAGTTTGTTTTCTTAAAGAAATACGTTACATCAGACAACATTGAAGATTTTAAATATGTTGACAATGACATTGAAAATATTAGCGTAGTAACTAATGATAGTTTTATTCAAACTTCAGGAATGCCAAACGGTAAAGTATTTTATGTTGCAAACACAGACGTATTTAAAGTGTACAACAATGTTACAGGACTATTAACACAAACTACTGATTATAAAGCATTTACAGGTCGTGATAAATTAAAATTCCATTACGTTCATACAGCAGATGATGACGCTCGTATTGATCCAAGTAGTACTAATATCAACGATTGCTATTTGTTAACAAAAACATATGACACAGCATTTAGGCAGTATTTAAATGGCGTAACAGCAACTTTACCACTGCCTCCAAGTAGTGATAACTTGTTTAACAGCTATGGTGGAGAAATTAATAAAATCAAGTCAATTAGTGACGAAGTGATTTATCATCCGGTTAAGTACAAAGTACTGTTTGGAACAAAAGCAGAATCAAATATGCAGGCTACATTTAAGATTGTAAAAAACCCAGAACAAGTTGTTAATGACAACGATATTAAATCAAAAGTTATTACTGCAATCAATCAATTTTTTGCATTAGAAAATTGGGACTTTGGTGATACATTTTACTTTACAGAATTAAGCACATACGTGATGAATCAAGTGTCTCCAGACTTAGTAAGTTTAATTATTGTTCCTAAACAATCGTCACAGACATTTGGTAGTTTGTTTGAAATACGCGGTGAAGCAAATGAAATTTTTATTAGTGGAGCAACAGTTGACGATGTACAAGTTATTGACGCAATCACTGCCAGTAGAATACAAGCGACAGGAAATGTTGTAACAGCAACAAATTCTAACACTACTAACGGAATTACAAGTGGCACTACGTATAGTAGTACATCTTATTAAGGGGATAAGCTAAATGGCTTTTAACGACAATCAATCTGATAATGCTCTTCCAGTAGGAGCCAATCAGAATAAGAGAGCTAGTGTTGACCACTTACCTAAGTATTTTAGAACCGAATCAAATAAAAAGTTTCTTAGTGCTACACTTGATCAACTTTTAAATCCAGGAGTTGCTGAAAAGATTTCAGCATACTATGGAAGACGTATTGCAAAAGCTAGAATTGCTTCTGATAATTATGTATCAGATACATCAACTGATAGAGAAAATTATCAATTTGAACCTGCAACACTTATTCAAGACGAATTAGGTAATGTTAATTTTTACAAAGATTATAACGATTTTAAAAATCAAATTAAAGCATTTAACGGCACAGTTGATAATGATAGTGTTTTAAATAAACAAGAATATTATGCTTGGAACCCACACATTAATTGGGACAAGTTTACTAACTACAGAGAATACTATTGGTTACCAAACGGACCAATCGGCATTGGCATCGTTGGCCAAGTTAAAGATATTACTAGTACGTTTACTGTTACTAGCCAAGATAATATTGATAACACAGCATATGTATTTTCGCCAGACGGTAAGACACAAAATCCTTCATTAAAATTATATAGAGGACAAACTTACACGTTCGAAATTAATACTCCTGGAATGCCTTTAACATTTAGAACTGCAAGAAGTTTAGATGCTGAAGTATTGTATACTACAGGTATTGATGATAGTACACAAACAACTGACGTTGGTACTGTTACTTTTGAAGTAGACATAAATGCTCCAGACACGCTGTATTATATTAATGGTAACGATATCAATACTAGTGGATTAATTAAGATTTATGATATTGAAGATAACAGTTCAATAGACGTTGAATCCGAAATACTTGGTAAAAAAGAATATGTAATGTCTAATGGGTATTCGTTATCCAATGGAATGAAAGTATACTTCCAAGGCGAAGTAACACCTGCAAAATATGCACAAGGCGAGTGGTATGTTGAAGGTGTTGGAGACAAAATTAAATTAGTTTCAGAAGCGAATGTACAAATTCCTGGAACATATGCTACAGATAAACCAGTACCATTTGATTCAGAAAATTTTGATAGAGTTCCTTTTAGTAATGCAAACAGTTATGCAGGAACAAAAGATTACGTTTGTATGAATAGATCAAGTCGTGATTTAAATCCGTGGGCAAGATACAATAGATGGACACATAAAACTGTAATAGAAACTACAGCAACTATCAATGGCATTGTTCCAGAAATTGATCAAACAAATAGAGCCAAACGTCCTATTATTGAATTTAATGAAAATATTAAATTACATGAATTTGGTACAGAAGCAAAAGAAAATGTAGATTTAATTGATACATTTACAACTGACGTCTTTAGTACTATTGAAGGTTCGTTAGGTTATAACATTGACGGTGTTGAAATTGCAGACGGAATGCGTTTGCTATTTACAGCTGATACAGATTCGTTTGTTAAAAATAAAATTTTTAAAGTAAAATTTATTACTCATAATAATGTTAGACAAATTAGTTTAATTAGAGTAGATGATACTGACCCATTACTAAACGAAGTAGTGTTAGTTGAAGCTGGTAATGTTAACAAAGGTAAAATGTGGTACTACAACGGAACTAAATGGTGTATTGGCCAAGAAAAAACAGCCACTAACCAAACTCCAATGTTTGATTTGTATGATAGTGTTGGATATAGTTTTTCTGATACTTTGTATTATCCAAGTTCAACGTTTGTAGGTAATAAACTTTTTAGCTATAAACAAGGTACAGGTACAAATGATGTTGAATTAGGATTTCCGTTAAGCTATAGAGCTTTAGAAAATACTGGCGACATTGAATTTAATTTTAACTTATTAAATACTTTTCATACATACCAAAAAAATAATGCAGTAGTAAATGTAAAATCAGACAGCGGCACATTGCGTCAATATACTGATAGAGAAACATTTACATATGTAAGTGGTTGGACCAAAGGCAATGCAGAAAGTAAACAGTTAGTTAATAGACAATATATTGTAAGTACTCAACTTAATGATTTTGCTATTGATGTTTATGATCGTAGTGGAGACTTAAACGATCTTTGGACTAGAGTTTATGTTAATGATAAGCGTAAAACAGAAAATACAGATTATACTATTAATAGAATTAACGGTGTAGCATATGTTACATTTGTTAACGACCTTGTTGAAGATGATACACTATTAATTAAAACTGATAGTGCTACAAATAAAAATGCTAATGGTAGTTACGAATTTCCAATTAACTATGAACATAATCCTAAAAATGAAAATATTGATTCGTTTACATTAGGTGAAGTAAACGACCATGTTGAAAGTATCACTGATTTTAGAGATGACTGGGCTGGATCTTTTCCGGGAACAAGTAATCTAAGAGACTTAGGAAACTTATCAGCATATGGTACTAGATTTACACAACATAGTGGATTAGCTAATCTTGCAGTATACCATCTAACAGATAAAACTGCAAATATTATTAAAGCACTCAAGTATGCTAGAAGTGAATACGGAAAATTTAGAAGAACTTTTTTACAAGTTGCTGAAAACTTAGGGTTTGACGGTCAAACTAGAATACATTTTGATAAAGTAATACAAGAACTTAATCGTAATAAAACAAATGATATGCCGTTTTATTTTAGCGATATGATCGGACATGGAGTTAGTAATGTAATTACACATACAGTTACTAATGCTTCACAGGATTATTATAGTTTATCAGCAGAGTTTAGTTTATCTAAATTATCAAATCAAGCAGTAAGTGTATATCGTAATGATGTATTGTTAGTACAAGGACAAGATTATATCTTTGAAACAGGATTTGAAGGCTTTGTAAAATTTTTAGCAGATAATACTATAAATGATATTATTACAATATACGAATACGAAAATACAGATGGATCATATATTCCTGAAACTCCAACTAAGTTAGGATTATATCCTGCGTACATTCCTGTTAAGTTTGTAGACAACACATATGGTGTTGATCAAAACGTAATTAGAGGACACGACGGAAGTATATTTGTAGCTTATGACGACTTTAGAGATGATTTATTACTTGAATTAGAAACAAGAATTTATAATAACTTAAAAGTAAAATACGATCCAACATTATTTGATATACATGACTTTGTTGGAGGATCATTTAGAGATACTTCTATTCCTAAATGGGCTCTTGATAAAGGAATGATTGCAGAATTTATTGATTGGTTGTCAGTTATAGGTAATGTAGATTACACAGATTATTCTTTTTATGAACCAACTAATACTTTTACATACAACTATAGTGCAACAAATAATGGTGCCGGAACAAAGAACTTAGGATACTGGAGAGCAGTTTACAAACAAGCGTTTGACACAGACCGCCCGCATACACATCCTTGGGAAATGTTAGGATATAGTGTAAAACCAACTTGGTGGGAAACACAATACGGTGCGGCTCCTTATACTAGCGAAAACATATTGTTATGGCAAGACCTTGAAGATGGAATTGCAAGAGAGCCAGGAGCTCCAGCAAAGTATTTGAAAAAATATAAAAGACCTAATCTTACAAAATGGATACCAGTTGATGATGCAGGACAACTACTAAGCCCGGTTGATTCTAACTATGCCCAAGAATTTGTATTAGGTAATACTAAGAACCCATTTAAATTTGGTGACGAAGGTCCAACAGAGTCAGCTTGGAGGAAAAGTAGCGAATATCCTTTTGCATTATTAATTTCCTTAATCTTAAATCAGCCTAGTAAAGTATTAGGGCTTGGATGGGATAGAAGTAGAATCATTAGAGATAGTTCTGGTACTATTGTTTATAGTACAACAGGAAAACGTTTAAGATTAGAAGATTTAGTATTTCCTAATACTACTAATGACGAAACCCGAGTAAACACATGTGGACTAGTAAACTTAATTGCAAACTATTTGAATAGTAAAGACATCAATGTGTATTCCAATTATCAAGCAAATGTAAAAGCTATTGACAATAAATTAGGAATTAAAATTGGCGGCTTCACTGAGAAAAGTAAATTTAAATTAATACTTGATTCAAGAACACCGTACAATGAAGGTAATGTTTTTGTACCAGAAGAAAATTATCAAATTTTCTTAAACACAAGTTCTGTTACTGAGCTTGTATCGTATAGTGGTGTAATTATTGAAAAGAAACCTGAAGGGTTTGTTCTTAGAGGATACGATAAAGTTAATCCATACTTTAAATGGTTTACGCCAACTCCAAAAGCAGACGATCCTGTTGTTACAGTAGGTGGAATAAGTGAAGACTTTGTAATATGGTCTGAAAACCAACGATATACTGACGGAGCAATAATTCAGTTTAATAATGAATTTTATGTTGCCAAAGGTGATCATATAACAGATACAACATTTGAGCAATCAAATTATCAAAAGCTAGTAACTCTTCCAGTTAAGGGCGGCCGTAGTGCATTCTTTAGACGTAACTTTAATACTGAATTAATTAGAGAACCAGCTGAACTTGCATACGGTACTATGTATAGAACAATCCAAGAAGTAGTTGACTTTTTATTAGGATATGGCAAGTATTTAGAAAGCCGCGGGTTTAGTTTTAATAAGTTTAACGAATCAATTGGAGATGTAGAAAACTGGAGAGTAAGTGCTAAAGAATTTTTATTCTGGACAACGCAAGGTTGGGCCAATGATAGTGTTATTACTTTAAGTCCTGGCGCAAATGAATTAAAGTTTTCTAGAGAATATAATGTAGTAGACAATATTTTTGATACATTTTATGATTATAGCTTATTAAAAGCTGATGGTAAAAAATTAATTCCTGAATATGCAAGAGTTGCTAGAGATAAAGATAACGAGTTTACTTTACAAACTAGAAATACTGCTGATGGAATCTATAATGTTAGTATTCCGCTAGTACAAAAAGAGCATGTAGTGATACTTGATAATACAACAGTATTTAAAGATGTAATTTATGATCAAGCACCTGGCTATCGACAAGCAAGATTAAAAGTTATGGGATATCGAACTGATGCCTGGACAGGCGGATTTAATATTCCAGGATTTATTTATGATAGTGCTAAGACTACAGTTTGGGAACCATGGACAGATTATGCTGTTGCTGATACTGTCAAGTATAAAGAATTCTATTATGTTGCAAAGGTAAAAATCCCAGGAACTAATGTGTTTAATAATACTGAATGGGAAAAATTAGAAGTACGTCCTGAAGCAGGATTAAAAGCAAACTTGGATTATAAAGCAAAACAGTTTGGTGATTTTTATGATCTTGATACAGATAATTTTGATAGTGAACAACAGAAATTAGCACAACACTTAATTGGATATCAAAAGCGTAAGTATTTAGAAAATATTATTAATGACGATGTTAGTCAATATAAGTTTTATCAAGGCTTTATTCAAGATAAAGGTACAAAAAATAGCTTAACTAAATTGTTTGATGCATTGTCTAATACAGATGCAGATAGCTTAGACTTTTATGAAGAATGGGCATTTAGATTAGGCCAGTATGGGTCGTCAACAGCGTTTGACGAAGTTGAATTTACTTTAGATGAATCACAATTTAGATTAAGTCCTCAACCAGTTGAATTAGTAGATACAATTTCAGGTAACGAAACTGATCTAATTTATAGAATTCGACCATTTGAAACTTATTTAAAACCATTAGGCTATAATCATAAACCGTTTCCAACTAACGACATTCAACAAAACTTATTACCAACAGCAGGTTATGTTAACCCTGAAGATGTAACATTGTCTATAGCAACCTATGACGATTTATTAACACAGTCAATAACTGCACTTAATGTTGGAGATTATGTTTGGATTGGAAAAAGAGGAATTGAATGGGACGTTTTAAAATATATTAGAACTAATGACAGAGTTTTAGCTGTCCAAACATCATCAGTAACTGGAGTAGAAGAATTAGTCTTAACACTTAGTAGGCAGTCAAAATACACAGTTGACGAAATTGTCGGTGTAGTTGATGTTGCTGGAGCAGAAAAATTCTATAGAGTCAAACGTAACGAACTTGATACTTTAATTTGTTATCCAAACGGCGAAACTGAAGATGCTGAACTTGTTAATGGTTTTGTTACTAAGTTTAATTCTAATAGAACAGCTGGGTTTGATACTGCAAATTTATTACTATCAGACTATAACAATGATTTAAAAGTTGGCGAAACTATTTGGATTGATAAAGATATTGACAATAACTGGCTAGTATTAAAAAATGATCCAGTGCATGTACAACAACAAACAATATCAAATGTTAAAACTAGTGATTCAAGTGTAGAGTTTGGAAAAGTAATTGCCGCTGACAGTAGAAATACAACACTTGCAATAGCAACACCAGGAAATAATGAAGTATACTTATTTGGCAGAACTACAGATACAGTTGACTTCAATCATTTACAAACTATTGAAGCTCCTGGATCGCTTTATTATGCCGGCAACGGTAACTTTGGTAAGTCAGTCGCTATATCCGAAGATGGTGAATTTTTAATAATTGGAGCACCTCAAGCAAGTAATGTTAAAACATTATACAAAGGTCCGTTTTCAAATAGTGAAAATTATACAGCAGGCGACATTGTGTCCTACCAACAAGGAATATGGAAGGCAAACTACGATATTTCTGCGGCATCAGGCGCATTTAGTTTTAACAGTTATTATGCATCACATGATGTTGCAGTACCAACTTTTAAAGACGGAGCATATCCAGAGACTGTATATGCAATCCGCGGCCGCTATAGCTTTGACGGTGCAACAGATCATATTTTAGTTAGAGCACCACTTAATCAATATACAGGATCATTGGCAGGCGATAAAATTAGTTTACAATGGAATCAATATTCTCAAAATTATCCAACTGGCATTTTACCATTTGGCGTTAACGGACCAGGTGTTGCAAGTTTTGAAGGACTCAAACCTATTGCATCTAAAATTGACGCAATTCTGTTTGTTGAAAATATATTAAGAATACCAGCAGTAGGAGACATTGTGTCAACTGATACTGCTATTGGTACAGTACAAGATATTATTATAAGCAATGTTAGTTCAGCAATGCTTTATATGACTGATGTTAATGGTGAGTTTGAGTCATCAGGAACCTTAATAACAAATAGTGTTAGTATGGGAACATATGAAGCTGTTGAATTTACTAATCCTAGTTCGGCATTTGGCGGCTGGTGGAGAATTGACGGCATTTCTAGTTTTACAACTACAGAAAAAGAAATTACAATTCCAAATATCGTTATTGGTGATATTGTACTAGCATCAGAAAGTCGTTCAGCAGAGATTACAGCAAATACAATGGATGATGTTTATGCATTTAACCAAGATTTAGGAAATCCAACTAGAGGCGGAAAAATAGGAATACTAAGCCATTACGATAAACTTGGACTTCCTGTTACAGAGCCGTATTGGTTTATTAGATCTCCTAAAACTATTACAGATGGACTTAATGTAGCTGACACATTCCAAATGTCCATAAATCAAATTAAAGATAGTTTGAACACAATTTATGATCCGTCAGTATTAGGACTATCGGTTAATTATTTAAATCAACCACACGTTGTTTATGATTTATGGGACGGATACATTGATATTACGTTTACTAATTTTACACCTCCTCCGGTGCAAGTACCATACGTGCCTGTTGAAGGAGATATAGTAACAGAACCGTTTACTGGTGCTTATGCAGAAGTAGTGTATGTACAAGAATCATTACTTGGTGCAAGAGTATTTGTTAAAAATTTAACAGGCACATTTAGTTACGGCAATCTACATGGTGCTACGGGTGATTTATATATTAGTAACTGGCAAGGACAAGGGTTCAACAGATTAACAGGAAGAATGGAATCAACTGATTTAACAACCAGTTATTCAGGAAAGTATATTATTGTTAGAAATAACGACAGTACATTACTACAAGTACAAAGTCCGTCATTTAAAAATGAAATTGAGTTCCAGTTTTATAAACAACAAACAATACTTGGCGCATCTCGTCCTGCAAATATTCCATCTCCGCTTAACAAAGAATATACACAAATACTTAATATACCAATTGATCCAGCAGACGGAATTGCAAGTTCATACAGCAATGAAGGAGCATACTTTGTTTATAATAAAACAGGTAGCGGAGAGTATAGCTTACAACGTGGATATACAAATTTACTAAGAGGCGATAATAAAAACTTAGGTACACAACTTGAAGTAACTAAACACAATAATTTATATACATTATTTGTAAGTGCTCCAGGTGACGGAACAGGTTCAAATCCAGGAAGAATACATTTTATTAAAAACGGATCTGACGAACTTGGTGAATATGAATGGCAAGTTACACGTGATCCTTTATATAAAGGAGTATTTAGTGATGCTTCTCCATACTACACTAATGACATTGTACTTTATAATAATCAGTTTTATCAAAGCATAACTAATCAAGTTGCATCAGCATTTTCAGCAAGTTGGAAATTACTTCCATTGCACACAGATTTCTTAGGACATGTTCCAAACACTAGCGGCTATCAACCAGATGGTGACAGTACGTTTGATAATGACGGTGGCACATTGTATAACTTTGCACATCCGTTTACAGTAAGTAAAAATGGTAGAGTATTAGCAACTGTTGCAGACTTTGAAAATGCAAGTCCTAAAATTGCAATTTATAGATTTGAAAACGGACATTTCGAATACACTCAAGTTATTAACACTCCGGTAACATCTACAAAATATGCTTCAGCAATTTCGCTATCCGACGACGGCGAGTTACTAGCAGTTGGTGCACCACTTGATGATAGTGTATCAAATGATAACGGAAAGGTTTATCTATATAAAAATAATGAAGGAATCTTTGAAGAATTCCAGTCGTTATTCAGCCCTGATAGTTCAGTAGCAGAACGCTTTGGCCAAACAGTTGACTTTTCAGGTAATGAACTAATGGTATCATCACAAGGTGGTAATTTAGTTGACAATACTTCGTTTGATAGATATGAAGTTCCAATGGAACCGCAACCACAAACATACTTAGATGATAGTACACTAGTTACAGCACAATATGTTAATAATAAAGAATCGGATCTAGCATCTGAAACTACATTTGATAACAACTTAACACAGTTTAGTAAAGAAAACTTAGATTCAGGAGAAGTATTTGTTTATCAATATATTGGCGGATACTTATTATATGCAGAAAAATTAACATTTAACAACAGTAATGTTGAACGCTTTGGAGAATTTATCCATGCGTCATCTAACCACATTTATGTGTCAATGCCAGAACTAAGTTCATCAAACACAGGTAATAACTTTATTGGTACAGTGGTTGATTACAAACGTCAACGTAATGAACTTCCATGGTCGGGATATAGAAATCCAACTAAACAAGTTAATTTAAGTAAATTTAAAGGTGTGTTTATTTACAACAAAGACGGTAGTGGCACTTCAACTCAACTAGATTATATTGATGCAATCCAAGGAAAAATTGCTGGACCAGCTGAAGAAGAACTAGCATTTACAACACCGTTTGATCCTGCAACTTATACTACAAGTGATCAAACAACTGTAAACGTAGATACAGAAAACTATTGGGTCGATGAACACGTAGGAAAACTATGGTGGGATATTAGTACAGTACAATGGATAGAGCCATATCAAAGTAATATCATTTATAACACAGCTAACTTTAATAAATTAATGGTAGGTGCTAGTGTAGATGTTTACGAATGGGTTGAATCTACTTTAACTCCAACACAATGGTTGGCACTTGCAGATACTGAAGAAGGCCTATCAAGAGGTATAAGTGGAACTCCTAAATACGGAACAAACACTTTTGTAACTAAAAGATTGTTTAATAATGCAAGTTCTAAGTTTTATAATAGATACTACTATTGGGTTAAGAATACTAAAATTATTCCAAACTTAGAAAACAGAAAATCAAGTGCATACGATGTAGCACAGTTGATTGAAGATCCAGCGGCACAGGGTTATAAGTTTGTTGCAATTTATGGTAATAACAGATTTGGATTGTATAACTGTACTGGGTTAGTCGAAGAAGATAAAAAAGCAATTAACTTTAGATACTGGACAATTAAAAACCAAGATATTAATTCACACAATCAATATCAAATTATAAGTGACGGATTACCAACTAGTAAACCTAAAAAAGACTTAGAACAGAAATGGGTTGATAGTTTAGTTGGTGTTGATGTTTATAATAGACCAGTTCCGGATCCAGCATTAGCGTTTAAACAAAAATATGGAATTTTAAATAGACCTAGACAGTCTATGTTTAAAAATAATATTGAAGCTCTAAAACAAGTAATTGAACGCACTAACAGAGTATTAGCTGAACAATTAATTGTTGACGAATATAACTTTGACCAACTACTTTCAAAAGACCCAGCTCCGGATCTTATTAGTTCTAAGTACGATGTAGAAATTGACACTTATTCAGAAATTAGTTTTGTTAATATTTCAAAAGTTAAACCAGCAACATTAACTCCAATCTTTGAAGAAGGAAAATTAATTAGAGTTGATATTACAAATCCAGGATCAGGATATATTACTGTTCCTACTTACGAGTTTGAACAAGTTGGCGATGGCGTAGATGCACAAGTTATTTTAACACTTAATAATAGTGGGGGAATTGCTAGTGTAACAGTTAGAAATCCTGGCAAAAACTATTCTACTAATACAAACTTAGCAGTAAGATTGTTTAGTGTACTTGTTAAGAGTGACGAGAATGTAGGCAATAAATGGTCAATCTTTGAGTATAATACTGCCAGCGAACAATATCAAAGAACTTCTACTCAATCATACGATGTAAGTGCTTGGTGGGATTACATTGACTGGTATGCATCAGGATACAGTAAGTTTACAGAAGTTGATTACATAATTGAACAAAGTTACTTACTAACTTCATTAGATGACACACTTGGTGATATTGTAAAAATTAAAAACATTGGTGCAGGCGGATGGTTACTACTAGAAAAAATTAGTAATGAAGAAGCAAGTGACTATACAAGTAACTATAGAACAATTGGTAGAGAAAACGGAACTATTAAGTTTAAAGAGTCGTTATATAACTTTGCAATTAGTTATGTTGGATTTGATGGATTAAGTTACGATACTAGTTTTTATGATAACCAACCAACTAGAGAATTACGTATTATCTTAAAAGCACTTAGAGACGATATTTTTGTTGATGCTTTAGAAGTAGAATACAATCAGTTATTCCTTGCAAGTATTAGATATGCATTTGCAGAACAGCCATTTGTTGACTGGGCATTTAAAACTAGCTTCATTAAAGCAAAACACAATGCTGGTGAATTACAACAAAAAGTTACATTCCAAAATGATAGCTTACCAAGTTATGAAGATTTTGTTAAAGAAACTAAACCTTTTAAAACAAAAATTAGAGAATATTTAAGTAACTACACTAAAACAGATTCAACCTCAAGTAGTATTAGTGACTTTGACTTTGCTCCACAGTATAATGAAGATACACAGAAAATTGAACCAGCTTCTGTTAAAGTTAAAGATAATTTAATTTACGGACAAGATGTATTATTAGATTCTTATCCAAACAAACATTGGGTAGACAATGTTGGCTTTGAAGTTACTAGTTGTAGTATTAGTGATAAAGGATTAGGGTACACAGAAATTCCTATTATTAAATTTGTTGGCGGTGGCGGCACTGGTGCTAAAGCACTTGCTAAACTAGGATCAGGCGGAAGTATTGTAAACATTGAAGTTACAAATCCTGGAAGCGGGTATTTGTCAGCACCTGATATAGAAATTGAAGGTAGTTTATCAACTGTTAACGAAAGCAGAATTGCTAAAGCATCAGCACAACTAGGTAATAGTAAAATTAGAGCTATGCACTTGCGTAGCAAGTTTGACCGTGTATCAGGAACATTCTTAATTACAACACTAGCAGAAACACAAACATTTACTGGTAATAATAGTTTAACAAGATTTGATGTTAAATGGCCAATGGACGTAAGACGTAACCAAGTTACTATTACAGTTAACGGCATTGAAGAATTACAAGGAAACTATTCTGTTACTAATACTGAATACACTGATAAATCTTATACAAGATACAAAGGTCGTATTATCTTTGATAATCCTCCAGCTAATAATGCAGTTATTGTTGTTACATACAAAAAAGATGTATCAATGCTACAAGCACAAGACAGAATTAACTTGTTCTACAATCCAACAACAGGACAGCTAGGTAACGATATTTCACAGTTAATGGACGGTATCGATTACGGTGGAGTGCAAGTTAAGAGTTTTGCATTTAATACTGGTACAGGTTATGGTAACGAACCATACTATACAACTACTTGGGATTCATACGATGCAACATACGAAGATGAGATCTTCCAATTAGATGGAAGTACACAAGTATTAACACTATCAGCTCCATTAGCTAACGGTGTAACATATAATGTATATAAAAATGGTATTAGAATTGATGATCCAGAATATGACGGATCAACAGTTCCAGGCAATCCAAATGCTGTAATGCTTTCACTTGTAGGTGACGGTGTCACAGATACATTTGCTATTGACAACGATAAAATTACAACTAATACTAATGATGTAATTGTTATTAGAAAATCAACAAGTGATGGTAGTTTCTTACCAGACGCTGATGCATACGACACAATGATTCAAGGCGGCAATATGGCGTATGAAACAGCAAAAGGTATTAATGCAGAAGAAATTGTTGTAGACGGTGACGGATTTGTAACTCCTTTAACATCAAAAGGACCAGAAGAATTAGTACCAGGACAATTACTTGATAGTGTAAACATTAAAGTGTATGATAGAATTAATGATGGATCAAGTATTATTAATAACTACAATTATATTTACGAAGCAAGTAATACATTTAAACTTGATAGAGTACCAGCAAGTAATAAAGATATATTTGTTAAAGCCAATGGAACAATTTTAGATAGTTCTAAGTTTACAGTAAATTATCAAGAAAAAACATTACAACTAGATCCAAGTGTTGCAATAGTAGCAGGCAATCCTGTTAATATTATTACAATGTCAGCAAATGGTGAAAATATTTTAGATGCTGATACGTTTACAGGTGATGGATCAACATCAGTATTTGTTACTTCAGTTAAATTTAAACAAGGACTAAGTTTGTTTATTACACAAGATGGCGAACCAATTGACGCTGTACTTGCAGAAACAGATTCAACATATGAAACATCAGGACAAGTACTACTTAGATTACCAGTTGCACCATTACCAGGAAAACTTATTCAGTATGTTATTTACGATAGTTCAGCTAAGTCGTTCTCACAAATATCTGTAGAAGAATTTACAGGTACAGGTTCAAACCAAATATTTAATCTTACTACTGCTCCGTTTACACAACGTCCATTAGCAACTAGTGTAGTTGTTAAAGTGGGTAATAAGATACTTACACCAGGATACAATCAACAGTATGTAGTTTCAGCAGTTAGAGAATATAAATTACGTGATTGGCAAGTTGGACTTGCACAAATTCCAGCAGAAAAAATTAAAGTATTTTTAAACTCTGTAGAACTTGATCAGTCAACAGGATACATTTGGAATAGATTTAATTCAAGCGTTGAATTATTTCCTGGTATTGGAGAAAATGGAGACATTTTAGATGTTTACTTACTCGGTGACGGTGAATATGACTTTGGGCAATTTGATAATAACGGATTCTGGGTTGAAACACCAAATACACTTTATCTAACAACTGCACCAATGAGTGGAGAAAAAATAACAGTTTATCAGTTTAGTAATCACGATGTTGCAAAAATTGAAAGAATAAATTTAGATGTTGTTGCAAGATCAACAGTAACAATAGGTACTCCAGAATATTCAGAGTATAATCAGTTAGCAAACGGATTTATTAAATTAAGAACGCCGGCAATTGATACTCAGTATGTATGGTTAACTAAAAACGGTACACTATTAAGTCCAAATGTTGAATATGCACTATTAGAAGATAACGTAACTGTTAAAGTGTCAATTGATATTGATGCAAACGACGAATTAGAAGTAATACACTTTAGTAATAGCACTATAATTCCTAAATTTGGATTTAGTCAGTCTAAAGATATGCTTAATAGAACTCACTTCAAGCGTTTAGGTGACGAAGTACGTTACTTCTTAGCTGAAGATTTAAACTATTATGATACAAGTATCAAAGTTAGCAATGCTGATTTACTACCGTTCCCAAATAAAGAACGTAGTATTCCAGGTATTGTGTTTATTAACGGAGAACGTATTGAATATTACTTAAAAGAAGGCGGGGTACTTAGACAATTACGTAGAGGTACACTAGGAACTGGTATTGCAACAGTACATGCTAAAGGAACTGAACTAATAGATCAGAGTAACAAGCAAACTGTTCCATACCAAGATAGAACACTTCAGCAAACATTTACAGCAGATGGCTCAACTAGTAGCATTGTAGTAGACTTTATTCCAAAATCAGTACATGAATTTGAAATATTTGTTGCTGGTAAGCGCCTTCGTAAAAATGCAATAAATACATATGATCCAACTGTTGATTTAGACAGTCCAGAGGCAGATATTGTTATGCCTGCGGAGTTTAGTGTCGATGGAGTAACTTCAACTGTTGTATTAGCTGAAACACCACCTATTAATACCAAGATAGTGGTGGTTAGACGCATTGGTAGACCTTGGACTGACAGTGGAATTCCTTTACATAGGCAGGAAAATGACATTGCAAGGTTCTTAAGAACAACAGAGGCGGCGTTACCTAAATAAATACACTTGTAGGAAATAATAATGACAGACAAATTTAATGATAAACAAGGTGTTCTTTTGCAAGGGCACATCAAGATACACAATCCAGAGACTGGTGAAATCTTGGTGGACAAGCGTAATGCTATTCACTACGAGAACATGAGTATTTCATTAGCGGAAAGTTTATCTAATCAAGGACAGGGAATGGTGTACCAGATGGCATTTGGTAACGGCGGTACTAACGTTGATCCAACAGGTATTATTACATACTTGTCACCAAACTCAACAGGAACTAATGCTAGTTTGTACAATCAAACATATGCTAAAGTTATTGATAATAATAATGTTAATAACGTTGATCCTACTAGAAACAAATTAGAAACTAGACACGTAAGCGGAACAAACTACACAGATATTGTAGCAACTTGTTTACTTGACTATGGTGAGCCAAATGGGCAAGATGCTCTTGATAATGCAACAGCTAACGACAGCTTATATGTATTTGATGAACTAGGACTTGTAAGTTATGCAACTAGCGGAACAGGCCGATTGCTAACACACGTAATTTTCCACCCTGTACAAAAATCACTAAACAGATTAATTCAAATTGATTATACTGTTAGAGTACAGAGTTTAACAGGTTTTAACGAGGTTTAATAAATGGCATATACTGTACAATACACTGACTTATCCCAAAAGGGTACTATTATTGTTGAAGATAATACTATCAACCAACAAACTTCTTTAGACTTACCAGGAAGAAACACAACTGCGTATGGTACAGCTATTGCTGAAAACTTTTTACATTTATTAGAAAATTTTGCATTCAACACAGCACCAACAAATCCAGTTGAAGGTCAATTATGGTATGATACAACACCAGGTGTTGATCAATTAAAAATTTATGACGGTACTAACTGGGTTAGTGCAAGTGGTCTTAAAAAAGCAACAACACAACCAGAAGCAAATCAATCAGTAGTTGGAGACTTATGGGTTGATACTGATAACCAACAATTATATTTGTTTACAGGTTCAGGTTGGATCTTAGTTGGACCAAGTTTTAGTGATGGATTAGCAACAGGGGTTAAACCTACAACTATTATCGGTACTGACAATGTTACATATACAGTATTAGTAGTAGAAGTAAAAGCAAAAACATTAGCAATTATTTCGACAAGTGCATTTACACCTAAAACAACATTACAAGGGTTTACTTCAATTAGACCAGGATACAATTTAAGTACATTTGATATCACTGGTTCAGGTACTGCAAAATATTTAGGTACAGCAGAAAAAGCAGAAGCATTAGTTATTGGACAAGAAAATGTTCCAGCTTCAAACTTTTTAAGAGCTGACAAAGAAACTAACAGTATAGTTCCATTAAAAATTAAAAACAATTCAGGTATCACAGTAGGTGCAGATAGTGCATTGAATATTGGTATTGAAGGACAAGCAGGTATTATTGGTCACCAAACAAGTGGATCAAACATTGATATTAGAGTTAACAACGAAGGTACAACTACTACAGTTTTACGTGTTGATTCAACAAGCAAAATTGGTATTAATAATTTAGCACCAGTTGAGTCATTAGACGTAGTTGGAAATATACAAACAGACAGTAGTGTATTAGTTAACGGAACAACTGATTCAGCAACTATTGGTACAGGTAGTTTAATTGTTAGAGGTGGAGTAGGTATTGCTAAAAGATTACAAGTTGGCAGTGATACAAACATTGCAGGACTTTTAACTACAGGTAATATTGTTCCAAACATTACAACAACAAGAAATATTGGTACTGCTAACGAACAGTTCTTAAATGTATTTTCGCAAAACTTTATAGGTAACTTAACAGGTAACGTTACAGGATCAGTTAGTGGAAGATCAGGATCAACTGATAAACTAGCAAGTGCAACTACATTTAGAATGGTTGGAGATGTTAGTGCTCCTGAATACACATTCGATGGTCAAGACGAAAGCGTTAAAACTTTTACAACAACTATTGATAATACATTTATTGCAAATAAAACAGAACAGTCTTTAAGTGAACCAACTGATGAATATATGTTTAACAGAGTCACAGGAGACACTGGCGTATTTAAAATTTCAAGAACTAATTTGTTTAAATCAGTTCCACAATTACCAATTGGAATGATTACTGCATTTGCGGCTGGTGTAATACCAGCAGATTGGTTAATATGTGACGGTAGAGAAGTTACTATTGCTGAATATCAAAATTTGTTTAATGTTAT